TGCTGGATCGGGACGCTCACTCCGTCGAAGGCTCTGCGTACCACCAGTCTTTGTGGTACATAACCGTTCGACCTCAGCCTGGCTACTCGTTCTGAGATGTAGCAAACCTCTTCACCGCGCGTCAAATCGTAACCTGCAGGCTTGGTTACTACGGGGAAGGGGTTAGGTGTCGAGGTGGTGCCCGATGGTCGGAAAGTGAGTTCCCGTCGATACCTCCAAAGTTCACGCAAGAACTTTGGAGGTACGGGGCCCTGAATCTTCGGCCAGGCGCGTTTTATCGACAATGCCCACTTGGGGAGCATCTGCCGGAACGAAGACGGCTTGCAAACCGAGTCAGCGATAAAGCCGACTGGATCACTTACCTCACGATCCCACTCCAACACCGACACATTAGTTTTCTTTTGCTTTCTCCCTTGGAAAAAGGCCGTGGAGTTGACCTCCGCCCAGTCGGGAGATACCATCGTCTTGTCCTCGTTGACAACAAGGCCGGCTAGCGACCCATGGTGGACAACACCGGCAAGTACTCCGGAAGAGCTGTTGAACTCCCGGAGAAGCAAGTCATCGCCGTTGATGAGACAACGATGAACCCGGAATTTCTTCCAGGACGTTTCCCCCCGTTGAACACAATCGGAGAGAGCGAGATCAACGCAAGCTTTGTTGATCAAACAAAGCAAAGGGAAGCTCATCTTGCTTCCCATAGGTTGACCTCTCACCGCCGCGGGACCGTCCTCGGAGAACCTAAGTTCACCGACAACATCAAGACAGCGGATCTCTTCGGCCGAAAGGCCAAGGGCTTTTTCTTTTAGTACAGCAATCATGGTGCGACAATACTCACTCCGGATATTGTCGGTTGCGTTCTTGTAATCGACAGAGACGAAGTCCCCATCGCCATTCAATCGCTGTACCTGCTCATCGGTAGGGCTCCCGACAAGCAGCCATCCTTCCCTTTGGAACGACGCATACAAGGCGTCGTGCAAGGGAGAGAGTACCTCAGAATTGTAACCGCTGTAAACGGTTACAATCCGGTTCTTACTGGAAGTGAAGACGCTCTCAACGCGGCACGACCGCGAAAAGTCTTCAGCTCTCCAGGATCCTCCCTCCCTACGTGTATGGTGGAGCGTCGCACTACCCGTCGGAAAGTACGGATAGTGTCCCAGGTTCCAGCCGCGTCGTACGTTGCAAGACACGGCTTTCTTAAACCTCGCCAGATGCTCCCTATCCAGCGGAGGGGTTGAGCGAAACCTCTCTTCTTTATAATTACTGACCATATCCTCGGCCTCCTGCGAGCAACGATCGCAGGGTTTCTTTTCAAGTTTGGAAACCGTTTTTACGGACAGCTCCTGAACTGGGGTCAGATCAGGGTAAACGGAACGGACTGCGGAACGAAGATGACCGCATCGAATCCGTGAAGGTAAGGGCATTGAACCCCTCTTCATATCCTGGTCGCGTTCAAGTAAACGGCACGCGGCCCTCGCAACCCTCCCATTGCGAGCCTCCCTTTTACATCCCTGGAGGGTGTTTGGGACAACCTTCTCATTTGTTGACCGGGTGAGTACTGGCGGAGCGTGACCCGAGGGCGATTGCGGATTAACGTCAAGAGCGACCAGGCACCCGCCCTGGCCTTGACGACGCGATCGTTTTTTTATAAGAAAAGAACTGGACACGCTGCCCAGAGAAATGACCTCGGACGTGCCGAACGGAAGCCAGAACAATCTAACTGGCCAGTTTTGTCTCCGCATGGTCATTTTCTTTGTTGAGCCAGATATTCAATTTCCTTTTAT